GCGTCAAGCAAACCAACGGCGCAGAGTGCGAGTCGTTTGATACGGAACGTGAGATGCTCGAACGCCTCGGGCGGTACCTCCGTCAACTCGATCCAGACATTGTGACTGGCTGGAACATCTTCGGGTTTGACTTGGAGTACCTGTACACGCGCGCGGTTGTCACAGTCGCAGGACCGGATGCACACATGTGGGGTCGTCTACGCGGCATTCCAAACGAACTCGTCGTGAAACACCTGGCGTCCAACGCACTCGGATCGAACGACATGAAGATGGTTCCCATGATCGGTCGGTACGTGTTTGATATGTTTCAGGACATCAAGCGTGAACACAAGCTCGAGAGTTACTCCCTGAACAACGTCTCGAAGGAGTTTCTCAAGGATCAGAAGATTGACATGCCCATCAAGGAGATGTTTGCTCATTTTCGAGGCGGTGACCCAGTCTTGCTCGGTGAAGTGGCGGATTACTGTATCAAGGATACTGAACTTCCGCACCGCATCTCTGAAAAGTTGTGTCTGATTCAGAACCTCATCGAGATGGCCAAGGCGACGTGGGTTCCATTGAGTTACCTGAGTGAACGCGGTCAGCAGATTAAGGTGTTTTCTCAGTTGGCACGTAAAGCGCGCGAACTCGGCTTCATGATTCCGACATTGTACTCTAAAGCTACGGGTGACGAGAAATACCAAGGGGCGACCGTTCTCGATGCTCAGACAGGGGCGTATTATGGTCCCATTACCGCACTGGATTTTGCGAGCCTATATCCAAGTATTATGCGTGCTCATAACCTGTGCTACTCAAGCCTGGTTATCGACCCCAGGTTTGGCAACATCCCGGGCGTTACTTACGAACAGTACGGCCCATATCGTTTTGCACAAGGGGTACCCAGTCTCTTACCCGCCATTCTGAACGAGCTCGCCGCGTTTCGTAAAAAGGCGAAGAAACTGATGGTTCAATCGGAGGGAACACCGATGGAGGCGGTGTACAACGGTCAGCAGCTCGCGTACAAAATCAGTATGAATTCAATCTACGGATTCACGGGTGCGGCCAAGGGGATGCTTCCGTGCGTCGCCATCGCGTCGACCGTGACGATGCGTGGTCGCCAGATGATTGAAGAGACGAAGAATTACGTCGAGGAACATTTCCCGGGTGCCAAGGTGCGGTACGGGGATACTGATTCCGTGATGGTTGAGTTTGATGTCCAGGGACGAAAGGGCCAAGAGGCGATCGATTACTCATGGGAACTTGGGGAACAGGCGTCCGAACAGTGTTCCAAGTTGTTCAAGGCGCCGAACGATCTGGAGCTCGAAAAGGTGTACTGTCCGTACTTTTTGTACTCGAAAAAGCGGTACGCCGCCAAGATGTACGAGAAGAAAGGCGACGCGGTTGTTTTCAAAAAGATTGACGTCAAGGGCCTGCAGGTGGTTCGACGTGACACGTGTATGTACGTCCGAGGCGTTCTCAAACAATTACTCAACTTGGTGCTCAACTCTGAAGACCCTCGACCCGCCATCGAGTATGCACGTGAATCGGCGAAACGACTCTTGAAAGGCAAGGTGGACCCGAAGGAACTGACAATGTCGAAACAGCTCGGTGCAGACTACAAGACACGCGTTCCACACGTCGAGGTCCGTGACAAGATTCGAAAACGCGCACCGGGTTCCGAACCCCAGAATGGGGACCGGGTCGCGTTTTTGATTACAAAGGTGCCTGGTTTACTGTGTGACAAAGCGGAGGACCCGTCCTGGGTCACGGACAATAAAATTCCGTTGGACTATGTGTACTACTTTGAACATCAGTTGGTGAAACCCGTATGTGACTTGCTCGAACCGCTGGTGGGTGCGAACCCATTCCAGACAATATTCAAGTCGGTGGACTACCTGACGACACCTCCAATTTCAAACTATTTCACTCGAAAAGTTTAACGGTACAGGTTGTTGTTGTTACGATTCGGGGAAGGGGTACGTCTAGATACAGCTCCACGAGGACCGTTGACTCCCCTCATGTGAGCCCTAGCAGCTGGTGTCGACGTTCTAAGGGCATTTTGACGCCAGTGTCGCGTGCTTTTCCCAGAGACATAGTGTTCAGGGCCGTGACGGATACCAGCGCGAATGCGAGCTCCATAGGCGCGCATGTTATTTGGGCGCTGGAACATGCGCATGACGGCTTTGTGACCCAGTCCCGGGCGACCGGCAACGATGTTGGCGTACGTGCGACCCCATGCTGGATTTGCAAGGCGCATGCGGGTCAACATACCACGGACACGCGCCTGTATGACACGAGCGGCCCAGGCTCGTCGAGCAGGGACGGCGTAATAGGCAGCACGCATTGCACGTGCGTTCGCAGCGCGACGGGCTGCTGCTGTTCTTGGAGAGTTGGGCATTTGATATAGGTTGAGATAAAAGTTCTCGACCATGAAAAACCATGGAACAACAGATTTCTCAGCTCATCGAAGATGAAGTTGAGCGACGCGTCGTTGAACGCATGACAAAGGCTCTTGAAAAGATTAGTCAGACGTTTGACATTTCTTTGCAACAGCTTCTTCGGACCGCGAGCGAAAACTCGACGAGTGCCTGGAACGGAAACGTGTGCCATGGACTCACCAAGTCGAAACAAAAGTGTAAACGCGGTGTCAAGGATGGGTCAGGATACTGTACGTGTCACAAGGATCAAAAGCCGGTCCAGCGTGCCATTGCACCATCCAGATCTCAACTTGCACTGTTGGCGCCGACACCGGTTCATACACACTCACTGCCTCCGATGTTTCTCGCGGGGTGTCCAGCATGTGAACGTGGAAAAAACTCTCGAATAGATATATAATGGCTGGTGGACTCTTCCCAGGCAAACCGTTCGAGTTTAACGTCAAGTGTATCATTTTTTCGCTCGTTCTTTCGATCGGATACTGGTTTGCGCCGCACAGAAATCTCTGGGTGCTCGCGTTCCTGCTGTGGTTCCCGTATCTTGCCATGGCGTGGTATGACTGGAGCTACAACTGCGAAAGCAAGCTGCAGCCGACGGCTGTTCCGTTTGGGCGGTACATCTGGTTGCCGTTCAAGCCACCCGGGTACAAGCAGGCGTTTGACGAGCTGTCACCGGAGAAGATTGCCATCATGGACCGGGTGGACCACCTCGCAGGGTGGACCCTGGTTGCTGCGTTGGCGACATGGTACCTCCTCAAAAGACGGGTCTGAAAGACCCGTCTTTTATTGTCCATGGGCGACGGACAAGTCGCTTCGCGACGGACAAGTCGCTTCGCGACGGACAAGTCGCTTCGCGACTTGGAAGAAACGCTTAAAAATAAACGAGCATAGTTGTTCATGGCGACACGGAGTGACCTCCTTCTCGAGGCACTCCGGCGATTTTTTGAAGTCCCTGAGCATGCCCAACAACTCAAGGATATCCTCGAACACAGACGCGGAGTGTCTCTCAGGAACCTCGAATGGTTCGTGACAAACTATTCTCGTCAGACGAACGTGACGTATACGACGCCGACTGGGCGTCAGTTTACAGTCCACGTGGCATACAAGTCATCACTGGATGGCTATTCGAAAAAGTTTTTTGACCCGTTTTGTCGTACGGAGCGTATCGAGTTTCAGGGATTTACGACGACGATTGCGCAGCTGAACTTCATTCGATGGTGCATCGTCAACGGTATCGTCGACTACATCACTGAGAAAGGAGTGCTGCATATCCGCCGGAAATTCGAAGAGGGACATACCCATAGTAGTAAAGGTACATTGTGTAAGACTTTTCAATCTGAGGTGAAAGAATTGGATCAAAAATCAGATCCAGGTGTGTCGTCTGTGAATTGAGCGTACTGAAATCGATGTATCCCTCTTGGTTGTACTCTTTGGGGTTGTCCCCGAAGCAGTACATATAGATGCTCTTTGTCGGAACTGACAAGTTGTGATCGATCGCTTGTTTGTAACTGTAGTACAGTGCGCCCGGAAAGTTTGAAAGCACGTTTTCGTTGTTCAGGTACAACGTCCCCGATTGAATAATGTCCAAAAAGTTAATTGTGACGCCGTTAAAGAACGTTACAGGTACAGCAGCTGGGATGTAATCCGTGCTGTACCCGTATTGGTACCTTGATTTGTAGTACGCTGCATTCTTTTCATCTTCGTAATTTTGATTTCGTACGAACCATGTGATCATAGACACTGGAAAATTGGCAGTCAAGTTCATAATCGCTTTGCCACCAGAGTACGGCTGACCCGCCTCGGCCCATACACGGTTCACTCGAAAGTTCAACTCGTGACTCTGATAGTACATTCGTTCTTTTGGACTCAGGGTAATCTCCTCGAGGAGAACCTTTGGGTCGATGATGTCGATTGGGTATCCATTTGCATCAGCAGGTGCGTCTGTGATCCACGTCGAATCGTGGAACGTGAATCGAATCGTGATTGTTTGCTTCAGGACCGCACACAGAGGGAAGAATGGTTTTTCGAGCTTTTCACGACCAATCTTACGGTCGCTATGTCTCCGACAAAAGAAAAAATCCAATGGAATCATCATCTTGACAACGTCCGTCGCCGGAACGACGTTTGATTCACTCTGTCCAAGACTCGTCGCCTGGTACATGGCGAGCTTCTCATCCGCATCGAGGAACAGCTGATCACGAAGAATGTACCAGTCGTCCGTCAACGTTTCGATGGGTTGGCCGTCAATCAGGAACTCAGCCTTCTTTATGATGGCGCGTCCGACCAGTGGTGTATAGTCGTACCCTGTAGGCAGAGCGGGAAGAGACACTGACAAAAACATGTTCGACAAGAGGTCACCCGCCTCACGTGGATGAATGTCGACCGAAAATGTGCGCGTCGATTTGAGAAACTTTTCATTCCCGGATTTGAGAGGCAGAAGGAAACGCTGTGTGATTGCGAACGGTGTATGCTGAATGATCTTCGGCATCCAGAGCGATTCACCACCGTACATGTATTTTTCCTGTGCGCCGATGGCGGCGAGAGCCGTGAGTGCACCCGTGCCGAAACCACGACCAGACATTTCGATGAGTGCGTCACGAGGCGCTGGAACGTCCGTCCATACGTTCGAGTTGAGGTCGCGTAGAGCCGCTGTTTGGCCCTTTATCTGACTCGCGTCAAAGATTTTCGGGTCGTAGAGCGAATAGTACTTGCTTTCAATCAGTGACTCGGGGCGCGTGAATGTCAAGAGGACGTTGGAACTCGGCAAAGGAATCACCTGGTTCTGGTCCGTGACGACATCGATTCGGTAGAGATAATCTTGGGGTTTTGTGATTGTATCCGCCAGAACGTTCGCCGTTCCGGGTTCTGAAACGAAATTCGTCACCTTGAGGTTTCCGGCAACATCGACGAGGAGCATAGACGGGTCACTGAATCCTGTCACTTTCCAATCCTTGTCAGGCATTGGGCCTATGAACCGGTCGACAACGTACACGCTGAATGCGTTTCCAGTGACGAGCGGACCACGGAACCCATGGGCTGTCGAATTTGTTTTCATCAACTTTTCAAAATTAAACGTCAACTGAAGCAATGAACTCGGTGCCACTGGAATTGTACCTTCCCCTACGACTGTCGCCGTCACAATAGCCACGTACGGAAACGAAATTGCAGGTGGACCCGGATTGATGACGACATCGCCATAGACGTTGGATGTGTACGTCTGAACGATGACGCGTTGCTGGATACCGGTCAGACCCGTGATTGTCATTCCGGGTACGATAGGTGCATTCTGTGTCAGGTAAACCGACAAGACATTTGCAGTTAAAGACGGTCCGTAAAACCCGGGCACGGTGAAGCTCGTCGCAGCGGGTGTCACTGTGACTGTTGGTGACGATGGAGGCGGCGGTGGCGGTGGCGGTGGAGGAGCGGTTGGCCGCCGAGTCTGCAAAGCCTGATAGGCGGAGACAATCTGTTCTTGTGTCGGGTTTGGTGGGAGACGAGACCGAACGATTCTCGCCACCATGACGATTTCAAATGACGGCGTCCCTGGTGGTTCCAGACCGCGAATCGTCTCTTCGACAATGTCCATCTTCTACAAAGACTCAAGATCTTGTTTCCACAGGTTCGACACGGTCGTCGCCTCGAGCGTAGCAAGTTCAGCCTGAAGGTTTTTCACCAGTGTCAACGCCTTGTTGATTTCTTCCGCTGTGTACTGGTAAGTCCGCACCGAAACCAGCAACTCGTGTGGAAACCCGAGACGCGTCATGTCGGCTTCAATGTCGCCTCTGGCCCGTCGGAAAATCTCGAGACGGCCGTGTGCCACCTCGGTGATGAAACGCGCTCGCAACGTGTTTTCAGTCACCTGGCGTTTGAGTTCCTTGACCAGGTAGGCCTTGCGTGTTTTGTACAGCGCCATACGCATCTCGAGGTAGTCGACCAAAATCTCCTCTGGGCTCGCATACTTTTTCACGGCACCGTTCTGTCCGATGAGGTACATGTTGCTCGTGTGAATCGTCTTCACGAGGCCAAGCTGCTTGGGGTCGTCAACCTCAGTCCAGACCAAGAAGTCAGCCTTGTTTTCCGTCGAGTGATTCTCATACTTGACCTCGAGTCCGTCCAGAAACTCCTTGTAGTCCTGGATCCATTTGCCTGGAGGAAGCTCAGTCACGTGGATACGCGACCCCTGACGCTCGAACGTCCCTGTCAGAGTCCACGTGTGTTCGCCCGTCTTTTCCGTAGTTCCTGTAAATCCCTTGAAGTGAGGTTTCATCGGCTCCATCGCCTCACCGCGAAGTACATGTTGAATGTTCTTCGTCACCACCTTGGGGTCGTACGGCGGAACGTACGACGAAAATCCAGTCCCGATACCCTCTGCGCCGTTCACGAGTACCATCGGCACGATGGGCAAGTAGTACGTCGGTTCGACATTCTGACCATCCTCCGAAACATACTTGAGTACCGGATCGTCACGCTGGTCGAAGATCCGACGTGTCTTTTCAGCCAGTCGCGTGAAGATGTAACGAGGACTGGCTGCATCCTTGCCACCCATCAGACGCGTTCCAAACTGACCGCTCGGCTCGAGCAGGTTGACGTTGTTCGACCCGACAAAGTTCTGTGCCAACCCGATGATCGTCCCCTGGAGCGACGCCTCGCCGTGGTGGTACGCTGTGTGTTCGGCGACGTACCCACTCAGCTGCGCCACCTTGGCATCCTTGACCAGGTTACGCTTCAGACACGCGTAAATAACCTTGCGCTGACTCGGCTTGAGTCCATCCCCTACGTGTGGAATCGAACGCTTGATATCCTCGACCGAAAAGTTGGCCAAGTCCTGGTGGACGAAATCAGTCACCGTCAACTGCTTCACGTTCCCGTACTCGACACCCGGTGGTGTGTTCGCCATGTGCTCCACGAGCCACCCCTTTCGTGCATCCGCCATGGCTTTGGAAAAGGCGAGCGTCATCGACTCACCGGTCCGTGCATCCGGTGTGAATTTCACAGTCAGACGATCAATCATCTTGAAGTACTCCTTCGCCTCTGCTGACGTGGATGTTCCCAGACCCTTGTAGTACTTGACGTCAGTCGAACGTCCAGCCCTTGCACGGAACGCCTCTTCCGTGAAGAACCAATCCTTGCCCGCCTTGATCACAGGGGTCACCATCGCCACCAGGAAACCCAGATCGAGCAGACTCGGCCAAAAGTGGTGAATCATGTTGAGCACCAGACCCTTGATGTGACTGCCGTCCAGGTCAGCGTCAGTCATGATCATCAAACGGCCGTATCGAAGTTCTCGGAGTGAAGTATAGACCTTTCCATGCTGAAGGCCCAAAATCTTCTTGAGGTTCGAAAACTCCTCATTCTCGGTGAGTTGCTTTACACTAGCATCCCGAACGTTCCTCGGTTTCCCCCGGAGCGGGAAGACGCCGTATGCGTTGCGGCCTACTACGCTCAGCCCAGCGACCGCGAGCGTCTTGGCTGAGTCTCCTTCCGTCACAATCAGAGTACACTCGTGACTCTTGGCTGTTCCGGCCCAGTTGGCGTCATCCAACTTCGGGACACCGGTGATCTTGTTCTTCTTGGCACCGTCCGTCTTTTTGAGCTCCTTCTCCGTCTTGGACACAGCAAGAGCCGTCAGCTCGTCGCCGACACCTGATGCCAGTACATCCTTGATGAACTTGGGCTTGAAGTCGTACTCGGTTGTGATTTTCGAGGTACACTCCGTCTTGGTCTGACTCGAGAATGTTGGGTTGATGACTGTTGAACGCATCATAACAAACAGAGACGCCTTGATTTGCGCCGGTCGAATCCCCGTCGCCAATTTGGGTACGAGCTGATTCACGAACCGGTCCACGTGCGTCCCACCCTGCGTCGTCGAGATGCCGTTGACGAACGAGATGTGCTGAAACGAACCGGTCGTCGAATGACCGACGACGATGTCTTGTCCGAGCGTCGCCAGAGGTACATCACCGAGGTGCATACGAGTGTAGTCCTCGAGGCTCTTCACCTCGAGGCGCGTCCCGTTCAGGTACACATGACACTTGGGACAACACGCCGCCGCGTCCCATACGCGTTTCGTAAGCACCTTGAGCAAATCTGGGAGTTGTGTCGACCCACCCTCAAACCGCGACCAGTCGGGTTGAAACTCGATATCGACGTACCCACCCTTTGCAGCCATCTGTGTGATGACTGGCGGCTCACACACCGTCATGTTCTTGGACCACTTCTGGACGTACTTTTGATTCTTGTGGAGGATCCGGACTGCAAACTTGGACGAATAGACGTTGGTCAACTTGGCACCGTAGCCGTTTCGACCACCGGTCGTACGTTCCTGAGTGTCGTCGTAGTTGCTTGAGGTTAACAAGTGTCCAAAGATGAGCTCAGGGAGTCGAACACCCGTCTCGGTATGTACGCCGTTCGGGATGCCGTCGCCGTTGTTCCGTACTGAAAACACGTCACCCTGAAAAGTTACGTCGATGCGTGTCGTTTTTTTCGGGTTGAGAGAGTGTTGGTCGATGGCGTTGACGAGCACTTCATCAAAGATTTTCACAAGTCCGGGTGACACGGAGACGGTGGCCCTCTGAAAATCGACCCATGTTTCTGTTGCTTCACGAGCGAGTGATCCTACGTAAGAATCCGGGCGAGTGAGGATGTGATCTTGATGGGAAATTCGTTTATATTGCATTTTCTAAAATATGTTCTGTATCCTTAATAGCGTTTTTTCTACGCTGAGCGGCTTCTCGTAATTTAGCTCGGTGTTCTTCTGTAAAAACTCTTCCCTTTAAAGCAGCACTCTGTTTTGCTCGAGTTTCTAATGAAACCCACTTTTTTATTTGTATCCGGACGCGCGAGGATGTGCTCGACGTGCGTGAGTTTACGATACATGAACTAAACACGTGCGTTGTTCTTAAGTCGTCAATGAACAAATACGTTACATTTCTCGGTATCGTCGCGTGTTCCCATGTCGTACGATGTATAGCAGAGTACGCGTACTACACACAATGTGCGGGAATTTGGAACTCGATTTTCACATGGAATTCTCCCACATGTCGGGGTCTTCGTTGGACGGCAGACTCGATAATGACGAACGTCGTTTCGATTGTCGGTGTACAGGTCACAAAGCTCCTCGAGTTTTGATTTTTTTTCTAACGTACAGTAATGCCGAAACGCCCGAGAAATAATGGGAACTCTCCAGCATCTAAACGAGCTCGTACCCAAGCACCTCATCGGTACGGCATGAGTATCAACGCAAATGCAAATAGATACCTCATAGCGAGACGTAGACTGGGTCTGAACCGCGCTGTATTGCGTGCTCGGATTTATACTACTCTTGCCCGGCATTATGAAAATCGTTCAATGACAAACATCTACGCCGCCGTGAACCGCGCTCTGACTCGCGCAGGCATTTAAAAAGAGAATACGTATGAAAGGCAAATGACGCAGACCATCAAGATGCTGATTGCGAAGCTGGATGAGCTCAAGGCTCGCACCAAGGAGACGAACGAGGAGCTGAAGCTGGCCCTCGAGGACACGGACGTTTACCGCGACATTCTTCATGCGTCCATGGAGGACAAGCGATACAACGTCACGGAGAAGATTGCCAAGGTGCACGCCCACAAGGTGGCTCTGAAGCACTTTACTCCGCCTAAGGAGGAGGAGTGAACCTAGAATATGGACTGCAACGACGAGATCAAGGCACTTATTGCCGAACGAATGGAAAAAGGTAAAAAGGCGTACGGCCATGGACTATTACAGAACTCAGGGTATGACTGGGTTCAAGAGGCGCTCGAGGAGGCGCTCGATCTGTCAATCTACCTCTCAGCAAAGCTTATAGAGATTAAAGCATGTACACCTAAGGATGTATGATTTTATCATGGGTTTAGTGTTCGGAACTATCTTTGTTAAAATACTTTCAAAAAAGAAGCGTCAAGATGCGAGTACACAGGTGGATTTTGTGTCGGTGACGATGCCCGTACCGATTCCCAAAAAGAATTTTGTACCTGGGGCCCTATCAAATTATTGGGGGTGTTAGTTCCTTCGCACCGAAGGTGTGAAGTCCCGTGTGGCGGAAAAGATTCTTGATGTCTAGTATGAAGGAGGTGATTCGCGTCTCTCGCGCCGCCCCACCACACAAATGGCGTGCGACGTTTCCCAATGGAAAATCAGTGAGCTTTGGTCTCCGTGGATACTCGGACTACACTATTCACAAAGACCATGAACGTATGCTGCGTTATCTGACGCGTCATGTCAAGCGAGAAAATTGGAGTCCATCAGGTCGCTTTAAGGCGGGTTTCTGGTCCCGTTGGCTCTTGTGGTCAAAACCCAGTATACGCAGCGCAGCCCGTGAGACTGAGAGAGTCCTCGGTGGAAAGTACCGTGTTGTTATCGGAAAATAAAGTTCTATCGACTAAGTAGATGTGGGGCCCGATAACATGTTATCGTCCCGGCCCGCCACCAGACGTTCTTTACGTCGTCATTCCATACTTTAATTATTGTGGATTCAAACGACGTCAAGAATTGTTCATCAAGTTTGTGAATGAGATTCAGCACGTCAAGGGAGTGCGTATCGTCGTGTCTGAACTCGTCGGACCAGCGCCGCTCCCAAAACTTCCAGTGTGGAAGCACATCAAAAACAGGTCGGACACACCTGTGTGGATGAAGGAGAAACTCATCAACGTAGCTATCAAAACCCTTCCAGAGAATTGGAAGTACACGGCATGGATCGATGCCGACATTACGTTCTTGAATCCTGACTGGGTTCAGGATACCATCGAGGCTCTCCAGACGAATGACGTAGTTCAGATGTTCCGGACGGCTGTTAACCTCGGACCGAACAACGAAGCGATCAAGATTGATAAAGGATTCGGGTACATGCACGCGGACAGCGGTACACCCTACGTCAAGACGGACAAGTACGGGTATTGGCACCCTGGCTACGCATGGGCCTGTACACGCAAAGCGTTTAGGACAATGGGAAGCTCGCTGCTCGACTGGGCAATCCTCGGATCGGGTGACAGACACATGGCGATGGCGTGGGTCGGACGCGTTTTGGACAGTTGTCCCGGAAACATTCACATGAATTACAAGATTATGCTCATGGAGTATCAACACAAGTGTCAAAAATTTAAACTCTCGTACGTCCCTGGAACTATTCTGCACCACTGGCACGGTAGATTCGAGGACAGGAAATACAAAGAACGCTGGGACGTTCTCGTACGACATGCGTTTGATCCTATCGCAGACGTCACGATGAGTCTCAGATTGACACCCACCGGGAAACGCATGGAGAAGGATCTGAAGGCGTACTTTGAAGGTCGCAGGGAGGATTCGGTTTGAAAACCCCTTTCCGCCGAAGGCGGGAAGAATGTCAGCTCGTGACCGAAATTTCTTCCCACCTTCGGCGGGAAGAGGTACTAGTCAACATCCAGATCAATAAGTAGACTTTTTTCATACATAGTAACCTCCTGGAGAATGCCCGTAAGTATCTGGGCATTGTCGAGTAGGGTAAAGCGCTGGTTGCGGCAACTTGAGTTTTTGATACGGGTCATGACACGGCTGATCATAGCGTGGATCTCTACACGATTCGTCATTTTTGTTGTTTTGGTGAAGGCGAGATGTATGCGTGGGCAGGATAAGACATGAATTTTAGAAGTGATGATTATCATCAATCCACTGGTCCACCGAGTTGACGTACAACAGCAACTCCCAGATGGAACTGATCTGGGGACACCACAGACGATCCTCCTTCGGACCCTCGTTGAAATACACAGAGTGCCAGTTCGGCAACCACCGAGCCGTGCCCAGGTTTTTCAACGAGTCATCCACGTAGATGTGCGTCATGTGACCAGGAAACTGTGTGTACCGGTCAGCCTCGGGTTTCATTGATGATTTGCTGACGTCATGTCCTACACAATCGATGTAGACGTTGTCGCTGATTGCCCGGCCGATGGGTACCGCCCACTCAACCGGACTGTTTGTGAACAGCGTCACCTTCCAATCATTCTCAGTCAACTCGTGCAGCTCCTTCGCCTCCTGTTGAAACTCTGTGCCGTAGATAACCTCAGCCAAGTGTTCCATGAGCCGCTTGTCGTACACCTTTTCGTTGAAGTCGCTCGTGTCCACCTGGAAAGCCGTCGCGAGTCCTCGAGCCGTGTGACCATGTGCGAGGTACAACATGCGATTCGTCTCCCGTGGGTCCTTGCACCGGGGCATCTTGGCGGCGACGTACCGGACACAATTGTCCTTGACGTGCTCCATGAGCAGACGGTCACGCAAAATGACGCCATCAATGTCGAGCAGAAGTGACTTGTACATTTCGTTTTCAAGCGCGTCGGTGTTTTAGAAGACTTCTAGGGATTATTAACTAGAAAATACATTCCGTTCTTTCTCCTAGCAACAGCCAAACGAGACGGTGATGCGCTCGTAGTCACAGTTCGCCTGTTCATGTTGTTCAAATAGTTTTTGTAAGCCTGATGT